TTAAAATTGTCAACGCTATGGTAACAGAAAAAGAGTTATTAAAAGCGGCAGTAGGGTATTCTATTCTCCAGAAAGCGTGGAAAGGTATTAACGAAAGAGAAGACAAATTATATAAGGAAGAGGATAGATTAGAAAAGATTTTAAGAAGGGGATTAGCAGGATTAGTAAAAAAGGCTAAATTTCCCAAAAGTATCAGTATAAAAATAGGAGATTACAGAATAAGCCAAAACATTAGATTGGGCTATTCGGTGAAAGTAAAAAAGATTAAGTAAGTTCAAGTAATTACTATTTTTACTATTTTAGTAAATTATGGGCGCTCCAAAAGGACATCCTAAATACGGCGGAAAGAAAAAAGGAAGTAAGCATAAAAAAACAATAGAACAGGAGAAAGCTCTTGAGTTTTTGCGTGAAGCAATCAGAGAACATTTACCGGAACTAATTCGGAATAAGTTAGAGTTGGCCCGGGGGATCTGGTGTGAAAAATTAGTAGAAGTTAAAGACAAAAAAGGCAAAGTGAAAATAACCAAGGCCAGAGTTTACAGAGAAAAACCAGATTCGGGCGCCATAGATAGTTTATTAGATAGGGTAGTCGGTAAACCAGCTTCATTGATGGATTTCGGTGCATTAATACCTACTACGGTGATTATCAATGTTACCAGCGAAGAAGTCGCAAAGGCCAAAAAGAGAATTGAGTCGAAGAAAAATGGAAAATAAAACCTGCTCTTGCGGCCGAAAGAAGATTTATAAGAACGGCCTCTGCAAGAAGTGCTATATTAAGAAGAAAAAAGATGGAGAAAAAAGAACTTAAAGAGCTTTGCGAAAATGACTTATACTTTCTGACAAAAAACATTTTGGGTTATACCGAGTTAGAAGACCAGCCACACATAGAGGTTTGTCAGTTCTTAGAAAGTCCAGAGAATAAGAAATTACTTTTACTACCGAGAGGCACTTTCAAAACTACAATCGGCACAATAGCAAGGTCAATCCAGGCGCTAATAAAAAATCCGAATGTTAGGATTCTAATTTTCTCGGAAACCTACGGCCAGTCAAAAGCATTTCTAAGCGAAATAAAACAGCACTTAGAAAGGAATGCTGAACTTATAGGATTGTATGGGATGTTCAAAAGAGACCCCGGTTGGGCCGAAGAGGCAATTACAATTCGGCAAAGGACTGGAAAGTATAAAGAGGATACAATTATGTGCGGTGGGGTTGATATAGTCCGGGTAGGATTTCATTACAATTTAATTATTATTGATGACCCGCACTCTCAAAAGAATATAGCCACCAGGGAGCAGATCGAAAAAGTTAAACTGGCTTATAAATTATTAGGGCCAATGCTTGAACCAGGAGGAGAGATAGATGCGATAGCAACTCGCTGGCACGACACAGATTTGGCTTCTATGCTGTTAGAGGATCCGAAGTTCAAGAAGATGGTGAAAGCGGCCGAAACGACTGATTCTAACGGGGTAAAGAGTTATTTCTTTCCTCAGCGGCTTACTCCTCAATTTTTGAAAGACCAAAGAGAGGATTTAGGAAATTATCTTTATTCCTGTCAGTATCTTAATAGTCCAACCGATGACGAAACTGCCGAATTCAAAAAAAGTTGGTTCAAGAATTATACAGAAGACGAAATAACTAAATTATCGCTTAACACTTTTATCACCATTGACCCGGCAGTCAGTAAAAAAGAAGAAGCTAATTTTACGGGAATAATTATAAATTCGGTAGATATACAAAATAATTGGTTCTTTAGAAAAGTAGAGAAATTAAAAATAGATTCTCCGGAAATGATTGAAAAGATATTTGAGTTAAACAGATTATGGCATCCTTTGAAAATCGGAATTGAAAAAGAAAAATACACTTTGGTTCTCAAACCTTTCCTTGATCAAGAAATGAAAAAGAGAAACGAATTTCCGCCAGTTGAAGAGATGACTTTAAAAGAATCGAACAAAGAAATGAGAATCAGAGGATTGGCGCCGAGATACGAAAGAGGCCAAATCTATCACAACAAGGAAGACAACGGCAGATTTGATTTGGAAGATGAAGCGATGAGATTTCCACGAGGCAAGAACGATGACTTGTTAGATAGTGCCAGTATGCAATCAGAACTTACAAATCTTCTGAAGATTTATACTCCATCGAAAGGTTTTGGAGGAACTGGTTGGGATAGATATTAAAATTATGAATCAAAAATTAGCCAAAAAGTTAAGACGATTAGTCAGAAAACGACTGGGTGAAGATTTAGCAAAATATTTTTCCAATCTTCCAGAGCTTCGGCCGAAACCAAAATGGGTCCCGAAATTTATCTGGAAAATTTTATACAGAATTATTTTTAAATGAAATATATTATAGTTTGTAAATATTGTGGGACTACTTTAATGAAATCTAAAGAGCCTGTTTTGGCCACTTTAAAAATTGAAACAAAATGTCCCAATCCTAATTGTAAAAAACTTTTAAAATTACCGGAAGATATATTGGTTAAGATGGAAGAAAAACAAAAACCTCAACCAGGACTAATTAACACTTGACAGACCCCCTTGTTTTCAATTATTATAAAGTAATAGTTTAGAAATAAATTATTGGGAGGAAAACTACGGTTCAGATCCCGAGCCTACGGGCCAAAGTCTTTTCTAACTTGTTTTTAAGTTGGAAGAGATTTTGGCCCGTTTTATTTTATGGAAAATGAAGATTTAGCACAAATTTTAGATGCAGACTATACCCAGGGTTTTAATTTTAGAGAAAGGCGCCACGCGGAATGGAATGAGAATTATACTCTTTACCGAGGTAGAGTTACCCTTAACAGATTAACTCAAAGACAAAATGTCTGCATTCCATTGATGAAAGAAACGATTAAAACTTGGATAGCAGGTATTGACGATGCTCCCGATGTGGTTTTTGAAGATATGTCTGATATTAGAAGAACTCGTTTTGAAAGTGGAGGAGAATATGTAAATAAAGTCGGCGAAGCAAAAGATAGGGAAATCGCCTTAAACGAATATTGGGTAGAATTTTTTAGAAAACAAAAAGTAGAGATAAAGGATATTGTAGATAAAAAGCAAGTTGGTTTATATGGCCGTTCTTTTAAAAAACTTAATGCGATAGATGGCAAACCGACAATGGAAATTCTTGACCCTCAAGATATTTTGGTTGACCGCTATGCTGATCCGTCTGATATTGATACCGCCCAGTTTGTTTTCCATATTCACATTTATAGAACATTAAAAAGTTTAGAGATGAATAAGAATTATGACCAAGGAGAGGTTAAAAAAATAAAAGAATTTTACGCTACTGAACAAGGATTGATAAAAGCAACTGAGGATTATCAGGCAATAGCAGATCGGGCTGAAAAATTAGAGAAAATGGGAGTGCCGGATGTCGAATCTCCTCTCTTAGGAGAAACATATGTTGAATTGAACGAATGTTTCCGAAAACTTCAGAATGAAGAAAAAGAAAGGCAGGAAATTTATTTGATCGTTAAGATGGGTGAATATATTTTGATGAAGAAACCGCTGGAAGAAGCAATCGGAAAAACAAAAGATGACTATTGGACCGATCATTATCCAATTTCAACTTGGGCCGATGATGTAGAAAGAACTGATACTTGGTCAGATGCTTTGGCCGATACAATCAGACAGATTTGTAAAATTTTGAATTCGTGGTTCTCCCAGTTGATAGAAAATAGAACACTAAGAAACTTCGGAATGAATTATTACAATTCAGCTGACGCAAGATTTACTCCTCAAACTTTTGAACCAGTTCCTTGGGGATGGTATCCGATACCAGGTGATCCAAATACAATTGTCAAAAGAATAGATATTCCAGACTTAAAAGAAAGTCTTCCGGAAATGATGTATTTAACGGGAATTGCCGAAAAAGCCACGGCGATTACTGCCCAAGAGAAAGGCGTTAGCGAAAAGAGACAGATAACATTAGGCGAGGTTCAATTATTAGCCAGCAAAGCCCAAGAGAGAGCAATAGCAACAGCTAAATTTTATCGGGAATCTTGGAAAGATTTTGGTTATCGCTGGTATAAGTTTGTTGAAGCACAAGCTGATAATTTAGAGCCAATAAAACTTTCAAAAAAGAACGGGGCAGGAAAAATATATTCTCACACAGTTAAACCTAAAAATTTAATTTCAGAAGTTGGAATTAAAATAAAAGTGCTTTTTTCAGCAGAACAAGAAGCAAAAACTCTTGAGGATATTCAAAAAATGACGGCAGTTAGGGGACAAATGCCAGATAACGAACCGCTCAAAAAAATCTTTCAAAAGAAACTGTTGGATATGATTAATTTAAATTCTGAAGATATAAAAGAGGTTTTAGATTTTGAAGAGCAAAAAATAAAAACTTTACCGGCACTAACTCCTCCGCCAGGTGTTTTGCCCCAAAAAACATCCGAAAGATTACCGTTAGGAGTTGCTGCTTAAAAATATGTTAGATGAATTTTTATCAAAATTCGGCATCCCATTCGAAAAGTTAGAAGAGGAAGAAAGGAAAACCTTAATGGGATGGTTGGAAAATTTAGCCCGGCAACAGATTACACTTAAAGATATAGAAGATCATATCAGAGTAATGGCAGATGGCGTGGCGAGAGAATTATGTAAATCTGAATTGCCAAAAAAAGAAGATATTTTTTTAAAAGCTCGTCTGAGAAACTATTTACTTTTAATTGATTTCCTAACCGCTCCAGAAAAAGCTAAAGGTCAGATGGAGCGGTATCTCAAAAATTTAAAATTATAAATATGCCTTGT